TTCTAAATAGTCACCTCGTCTTGAATCCCTAAAGGGAAAATTTATACCATAAGTAATTCCATCTGCCATAACAATAAATATAATGCTATCTAATTTTCTTTAAATAGATTAAAAATGAAAAATCCCAATTGTGTCGGGATTTTCAAATTAGGAACTACATCCAAAACATTCAAAAGGACTATCTTCAGGTTTTTGAGTTAAGTCGTAATCAACTTTAGGTGTTTCAACTTTAACTTTAGGTTGTGATATTTTTGAAACATCTACCGCTAAGTGTTTAGCCCCTGTTGAAATAGCTTTAGTTCTAACGTAATAACATAACGTCTTCAAACCTTTTTCCCATGAATGGAAGTGTGATGAGGTAATCTTAGACAATGTAGGGTTAGCCATATAGATATTCATTGATTGTGATTGGTCGATGAATGGTGCTCTGTCCGCCGCCATGTTAATCAATTCTCTTTGTGAAATCTCCCAAATTGTTTTGTACTTACTAATCAAGTGTTCAATACGTTTAACTTTCTTGGTATAGTTTTTATCCTCAGTATCGAGGTGATTATTGAAGTTAATGTTTTGAACTGAACCTTCATTTAAAATGATTTCATTTTTCAAATCCTCACTCCAAATACCAATCTTTTCAAAGTCATTAATCAAATACTTGTTCACAATCATAATCTCACCACCAACAACTCGTCTGTTAAATAACGCTGAGTGAGCTGGTTCTGTCATTTCAAATGAACCTGTAATCTTAGCTGAAGATGCTACAGGCATCTGAGCCGTGAATAATGAGTTACAAACACCGTAAGTTTTAACTTCTTCTTTTAAAGAATCCCAATTCCAAAGACCACTTAATCCTTCATAATCTAACCCCCACATATCAAATTGAAATACCCCTTTTGACATTGGTGAACCTTTAAAGTGAGCGTATGGTTTGTGTATCATTGTTTTACATAATTCCATACTTTCAGTGATTGCTGCAAAGTAGATAGTTTCAAAAATAGTTTTATTTAATTTCTTAGCCTCTTCAGATGTGAAAATGTAATCCATCAAATAAAATACGTCAGCCAAACCTTGAGTACCAATCGCAATTGCTCTTTGGTCTAATCCACCCTTTCTACCTTTTTCAGTTGAATAACTGTTAATATCAATAACTTTGTTAAGAGCTCTAACAACTTTTCTTACTTCACTATAAAGTAAGTTAAAATCAAACTCACCTTTCTCAATAAAGTTTTTCAATACCATCGAAGATAATGTACAGATTGCCGTAGTTTCTTCATCGGTGTATTGGTAAATCTCATTACAAAGGTTTGATTGTTTAATCACCCCAATGTTTTGGTGGTTTGTTTTCTTGTTAGCATTGTCTTTAGAACATAAGTAAGGAACACCTGTTTCAACTTGTGATTCAACAATCTTAGTCCAAACATCTTGTGCTTTAACTTTTTTACCAAGACCTAACTCAACTGCTTTGTTGTAGTTTGATTCGTATTCATCACCATAACATTCTTGAAGTGGTTTAATACCCGCTTTAAGAATATCGTTAGGACAGAACAAATACCAGTCAGAACTTTCCTTTACCGCTCTCATGAAGTTGTCAGGAATCCAAAGAGCCGTGAATAAATCTCTTGCTCTTAATTCTTCTGCACCTGTGTTCTTTTTGATATCTAACAAGTCCATAACATCTTTGTGCCATGGTTCGATGTAGATAGCAGCACTACCAGGTCGTCTTCCTTGTTGGTTAAAGAATCTTAATGACTCGTTAACTATTTTCAAATACTTCAACAATCCACCCGCAAATCCACCTGATGAATTGATACGACTTTCTTTACTTCTGATGTTAGACATTGATAAACCAATACCTGCAGCGTCTGAAGAATAAGTTGAAATATCATTCAATGTTTGTAATAAACCATTACGTGAATCAGAATTATTATAATGTAATACACAAGACGCTAATTGAGGGACTTTGGTTCCTGAATTAATAATGATTGGTGTTGCTGGTGAAATAAGTTGATTTGACAATGAATTGTAATATTCAACCGCTTCTTCAAATGAGTTTGTTACCCATAGAGCAACTCTCATATACATGTGTTGTGGTCTTTCAACTACTTTACCTTGGGGTGTCTTTAACAAGTACATTTCTTGTAAAGAACGCCAAGCGAAGTAATCAAAGTTATAATCATTCTCGTGATTAATAACCTCATCAATTTTGTCATGACCATAAGAGTCCATGATTTCAATTAATTTGTCATTGATTACACCAGTCGAATACAACTCCATAATAGTTTCACAAAAACTATCATTGGTTTCTTTGTGATACGCAGAAATCGCAACTGATGAAGCCAATCTTGAATAGTCATGGTGACTACCAGTATAAGCCGCAGCAATTTCGTAAACTAACTTATCTAACTCTTTAGTTGTAATAAGCCCTTCAGTTGGAACTGATGTAATAACTTTGATGAAGATTTCATCAGAGTTTACGTTCAATCCTTTCGCCGCACGTTTAACTCGATTATAGATTTTTTGAGGATTGAATGATACGTCCTCACCGTTTCTTTTTTTAATTTTTAATGACATCATATTATTTTAATATTAGAAATCTTCCTCGAAGGAGATTGTCTCATTTAATTTTGCTTTTTGATATTCTACCGTTCTTGACTCAAAGAAATTTCCTTTTGTCTCAACAGCAATTTGTTCCATGAATTTAAATGGTTGTTCAACATTGAATTCTTTTTTACATCCCAACTTAACCAATAAACCATCAACAACAAACTCAAGATATTGTTTCATTAAGTTTGAGTTCATACCGATTAACGATACTGGTAAGGATTCAGTAATGAATTCTTTTTCAATCTCTAATGCGGATAATAAAATCTCACGGATTCTTTTCTCACTTGGTTTGTTTTCAATGTGGTTGTTTAACAAGTGGATTGCGAAGTCACAATGTAAGTTTTCATCTTTAAAGATTAAAGAATTAGCGTTACATAAACCTTGCATGATACCTCTTGATTTCAACCAGAAGATTGAACAGAATGAACCTGAGAAGAAGATACCTTCAACCGCAGCAAATGCCACCAATCTTTCTTGGAAAGATGATTTTTCAATCCAATCCAAAGCCCATTTAGCCTTCTTTTGAACTGCAGGTAGGTTGTCCAATGCGGTGAAACATAAATTCTTTTCTTCCTCATTTGAGATATAAGTGTCAATAAGAAGTGAGTACATCAAGCTATGGATGTTCTCCATCATAAGTTGGAACCCATAGAAGAATTTTGCTTCAGGGTATTGTACCTCACGATAAAAGTTTTCAGCCAAGTTTTCATTAACGATACCATCAGAAGCCGCGAAGAACGATAAAATGTTTTTAACAAAATATTGTTCGTTCTCAGATAGATTATTCCAATCTCTGATGTCATTAGTTAAATCTACTTCTTCAGCCGTCCACAATGCCGCTTGGTGCATTTTGTAGTACTCCCAAATGTCATTGTGTTGGATTGGGAAGATAACAAACCTATTAGGGTTCTCTATTAATATTTTTTCCATAATTGTTTTTTGTGTGTTTTAAGATTGTTTTTGTTCTTCTCTTTGTTTTCTCTTTTCCAACAGTTCTTTAACTCTATCTCTTTTTCTTTCCTCTTGTTGTTCTTCAAAACCTAAGAATGTTACAGATGACTCTGTATCGATTTCAAGTAGTTCGTTGTTGAACTTACAGTTCTCGAACACTACCCCATCTTTACCAATACGTGATTTGGTAATCGCAATAGTTGCTAAGTTCATTTCTTTTTGTTGTAAAGTTTTAGCCACGGAAATGATAACGTGTCCAACTTGTGCTTTCTTAATAGAACCACCCATCTGGTCGGTGGTAACAACCTCAGAAGATATAGAGCTTCTGTTACCCTGTGTTGCTGTCCATCCTACTAATGATAGTTCGTGACACATTGCCTCAAAACCTCTCATTACGGAACCTTCAGCTTTCCATTCATCTTTACTTGAACTTTCAGGAACGACACAATCAATGTAGTCCAAAAGAACCAAATCAATCTTAGTACCATCAGCAATCATCTTTCTGATTTGGTTTTTGATTTGATTCATAGTCATTGAATCTGAAGGGAGTTTTTTCAAGATTAACTCGTTCTTCATCGTTTCTTTGATGTCCGTGATTTTAGCCATTACTTCCTCTTTGTGTTTTACCAAGTTGTCTGGTTCGATACCCGTCCAAAGTGTGAAGTGTTTACGTTGTACAATCTTTGGGTTGTCCTCAAAAAAGATTTGAAGAACATTGTATCCAAGATTAAACGCATTGTTCGCAATCTTTGTTAGGATGGTTGTCTTACCAACACCTGTGGGTGCTAAGATAACACCAATTTCTCCTTTTGCCAAACCACCTTTAAGTAATCTGTCAATACCTGGTATTCCAATCGCAATTGGGTGACGGAAATCTTCATCAAGTACGGTGTCAAGGTTAGAGAAGATATCAGTTGTTCCTGTATCTCTTTCCCCAACCTGAAGAGCTTCACGTACCAAACCTTCAACTTTGTCATAAGATTCAAAGTCACCTTCGGTAATGATTTTTTGGGCTTTGTCCATCGCCTTCTGTAATTCTTGTTGTTTACAGAACTTCAACGCTTTTTCTTGAACGAACATTGTTCCTTCAAATGGAGCGTCTTTTACTTGTTTGATAGTGTCAAGGACAATTTTTGCAACTAATTCTTGTGAAATTTCTGATTTTACAATCTGCTCAAGAGTATCGAAGTTAGGGGTAGATTGGTATTTTGCGTGGTACTCCTTGGTCATTTGCAAGATAATCTTGAAGTATTTGTTATCAAAATAAGAACTCTCAATTACATCCATAATTGATGTTGAAAATTCTTTGTCCACGATAAGTTGGTTTAAAAGTTGTATTTGGAATGTATTCCCTAAGTAGTCAAAATTCTTGTTCATATTGTATTTTTTCTTTCGTCTGTTTTATTAAATATACCTTACTTTAAGTCAAAGCCCAAATAATCAAAAGATAATTTTTGACCTGAAAAAATGTCAGTTAATTCACGTAAAACGTCTTTAAGAAATGGTCGTACATCAACCGTATAACGAACTTTTGGTGGGAACAATTTTCCGTCAAAATATCTATGACAAATTGTCTGTTCTCCAATTCTAACATAAATGTTGAATTGCTCACTTCCTTCAGTGAACGATGTGTCCATGATTGAAGGGTCAGTTACGATTGCGTCTTTGTTGTCCATCATGTACACAACAGTTTTCATCTTAAGGTTGTACTCAAGTTCTTCTTTAAGTCGTTTAATGAAGTCGTATAACTCCAAAGAATTTTTTGCTTTTGGGTTATACCCACGAACATTGAAAAATCTTTGAACCACGATGTTGTCATTCAACGTCAATAAGAATTCCATTTTGGTGCTGTCTTGCTCTTTCATAATTTAATTTTTGTTTGTATTTCTTTTTTCTTTTCTTGTTAGTTTCATAAATGGTGTGAGGAAGTTAACCCAAGCTTCATCGTTCTTGGGTAGATACTTAAAGAGACCATCTTCCATCATCATTCTCATTAAGTTTTTATATCCCCTATCTGTAGGGTCTATAGTGTCGGTTAAAATTTGTTCAACTAATTCTTTTCCATCGGCAGTGATTAAAGGGTTTGTAAGGTCGACTATCTTTTTGTTGGTTGTATAAAACTCTTCTCCAAATATAGTTGATTTAGTTTTACCAGTCAAAAGATTTGTCAATGTTTTGGAAGGTTTCTCTTGCGGGAGATTTCGTGCATAATCCAAGATTTCTTCGATAGTGCATGGTTTTTCCTGCAATTGTGGGAATAACTTAACCAAAGTTTTTTCTCCAAGTCCTTGAATACCATCAATGTTATCGGACTTGTCTCCTGTAAATACTTTAGTTACCAATACATTATAGTGAGGTATGTCCACCTTGTTGATGGAAATCATATCTCCGTTTTTAAAGTATTGTTTTGTGATTGGCGAGTAGATGGTCACGTTCTCGGAGATAAGTTGTGTAAGGTCCTTATCCGCAGAAAAAATGATAATCTTTTCGTCTTTAGATATTCTACAATAATGTGCGATGAGGTCATCAGCTTCATTATCTTCAACTTCAAGTTGCCTTACAAAAATTTCTTCGAGATATTGTTTAACACGAGCTCTTTGATACAAATACGATTCGTATTTATATTCATTCATACTCTCTCGTCTGTTCTCTTTATACTGGGGGTATATAGATTTTCTGATAGATGAATTTGATTCACCATCCCAAAATACAACAACCTTATCATGGTTGTGTTCTTCAAGGAATTTACGGAGTATATTCACAAAGTGAAATACTCCGCCCACGTGGTCTCCGTTGTTAAAAACATCTTTGGCTCCGTGGAATCCTATTTTAAATAAGTTATTACCGTCTACTAATAGTGTCTTAATCACATTTGTGATTTAAAGGGTGAAACAATATATTAATCCTCTTTTTCTTCTTTTAATTCAAAATCAATTGAATTAACTCCAAGAATATCTTTCCAATATTCTGCATATTCTTTCTTGTAGTTTTCAATCGAAGCTTTCTCTTCAGACGCTTCTTTACCCGCCAAGAATCCGTGTGGTGTCACAATAATCTTTCCGTCCTCATAACCCAAACCATTGATGTGGTTTTTCATTACAGATACTTTTGTTCTGATTGCAAACTTAACACTTCTTTTGTCTTTTGTTGCGGTAATCTTGTTTGTTCCCGCACCTTTTTGATTACCAAATAAGAACACCAAAGATGAGTTTAACCAAATAGCCTCACCACCTTTAGCTTTAATTTTTGGTTGACCAAATGGATTGTCAGGTAATTCAACCCAAGGTTGATTAACAATAACCAATGTGTTTTCGTATTTTGAATCAGATTTACGTGAACCTGAAATACGTTGGTTGATACCCATACCTATCTTATCTGCTAATACAGATGCATTGTGTTGTTTACCACCTTTACCATCAAATGTCATCTTACAAGGAACTGAACCAACTGAATCCCACAAGAATAATAAACTGTAATCCAATTCACCTTTTTCTTGTGCATCTAACAAACTATTAATGTAGTCAGTAATTTGTTCAATGTAATCAAAATCATTGTTAAAGATGTAAAAACCATCCCAATCAATTTCACCTGTTTCAGTATCAACAACCTCATCACATTCAAAACCCATAAGTTTTGCGTGTTCAAAAGACCATTTCTGTTCTGTAATAATGAATACAGGTAGAATACCTTTCTTTTGAGCATCAACGGCAGCTTTAACCAACGTAGTTGTTTTACCTGTGTCAGAGTGACCCAAGAACATATTTAAGTGCCCAATCGCAGGACCTGGTAGTCCAACAGCGTCCAAGAAGTCAGGACCTAAATCAAAAAATCTTTGTGGTTTGTATTTAGCCGAAGTAGAGAATTTTTTCTTTACCGCACTAAAATCGTTCTTTTTAATTGCCATAATGTCTTGAATAAAATTCTTTTAGGGTTACAAGTTTATCCGAAGCGTTTGCAAGTTTTTCAACAAAATTATCCATTTCTTCCAAGTGTTGAGGGTGTTCCCCAATTCCTACCGCGTTCTCCATATAAACCATTAATGTTGCCTCAGCTTCAGCAACTTCACTCTCGTATTTCAATACAAGAGATTCAAACATTCTTTTTCCTATTCTATTTTCCATGTGTTTTTTTTATAAAAGAAAAGAGCTTGGACACTACGTCTAAGTAAATGTCCAAGCTCAGTTTAATTAGAATGGTAGTTCAGAGTCAACCTCGTCGTTAGCCTGTGGGTCAACGATTGGTGCAGATTTACCACCACCGATTGATGTTGTAGATTCTGTATCGTTCAAGTATACATAACCACCTTTTTCACTATCCCATTTTGGAGTTTCTCCACGAGCAATTGCTTCAAGATAGTCAACAGGTTTTTTGGAATATACGTCCATCCAAGTCATTTCGTCATTAATCCAAGCATCACCTTGAGCTTTGTCTTCATGAACAGGAGCTGGGTCATCGTACATGATTGTAGAAATACTTGTGTATTCTTTACCTGCTGGTGTTTTAGATTTTGTCAATTCGATAACAAGGTCACGTCCTTTTTCAGGGTCAGTGATATCACCTTTGTTTCTCCAAATTGGAATGATTTTATCCAAGATACCGTCATTCTTATAGTTGTGTTTAAATCTCCAAAATTTAACACCATCTTCTTCGTGGTCACGGTCAATAACCTTAACGATGTAGAATTTACGAGATTTGTATTGTTTTGCCAATTCTTTGTCTGACTCTTTACCCGTAGACATCAACTCCTCGTAAACCTCATTCAAAGGTGAACGCTCGTTGTCATTTTTTCCTGGGTCATAGAATTTGTTCCACTGACCACCAACTTGAATTTCGTGGTACCATGCTTCTTTGAATGGTGAAGAACCATCTGGTGTTGGTAGGATACGTACTCTACGTTGTCCTGATTTTTCCTTGTCGGAAAGAATACAAGCGAAATACTTTTTCATTCTTTCGTCTTGTGACATTTTACTTTGGGCCCCGCCCCCTTGTTGTGCTTTTTCGTACTGTGCCAATACGGCGTCTAATGAACTCATCATGTTTTTTATATATTTAAGTTTAATTTGTTCTACAAATATAGTCTAGTTTTACCACTTTGTCAAATAAAAAAAGGTCACCTTTTGAGTGACCTTACATTTTATTGTTGTGTTTGTTATTTGTATTTGAACTCGTCCTCAAATCCATTTGATTTGTTTTGGAAAGAATTCTTAATATCATTAACATTGATGTCAGTCACGTCATCAGGTGTTAAAACATAATCATTTTTTCCTGTCTTTTCCATCTCTTCCGATTTATCATCGAAAAATTGTGATAATTTTTGATTGAATGGGTATGAATCATAGCTTCTTAACTCCAATTTTTCTTGTGGAGTTTTTTCTCTGTATTTCTCAATTTTGTTTTCAAGAGCATTTAACTTGTTCATGATTGCATCCATCTCACCTAATCTTGATTCCAATTTACCTAATTGTCCAAACAAGTTTTCAAAGTATTCATCTTGTTTTGATTGAGTATCTTTTTGAGCGGTAACCAATTCAGTAATATCAAGTTCTTCACTATCAACACCTTCATCTGCACCTTTTTCCATTGAATCTCCCTCATCGTCAATTTTTTCAACATCAGGGTCGCTCTCAACGTCAATAGGTTCTGCTGCTCCTGCTTCAGGTGCTGGTGCTTCGCCACCTGGAGGTGGTGGAGGAACCGCTCCCGCATCAGCAGGTGGTGGTGGAGGTGCCGCTCCCGCATCGGGTGCCAACGCCGCTAAATCATCAGGTGCTGGTTCAGCCGCTTGCTCCAAGATATATTTATTTATACTTCTATATCTTTCGATTTCACTTAATATTTTTCTGTCTATACTCATTGTATTAGCCGTTTAATAATTGTTTTATACCTTTAGATGTTTCAACTCTAACTTTTCTGTTGGCGGTTGTTTGGTGTCCAGCTCTTTCAATAAGACCATCTCTTTCTCTTACAGTATAACAATCTCCTGTATCTAAGTCACAAACTTGTTTAGTTCCGTCACCGTTATCTTCTTGAGAAAATCTTGTAGATTTACCAAGGTAGTTGTCTAATGCTGATTTAATATCCATAATTATGTTTCTATATAAATATATCGTTATTTGTTAAATTTATGGTATGATGATTACATTGGAGAACCATTGAGTGACTGACTGAGTTGGAGGAGTCGTTGGTGTTATAGTGTTTGCTAATATTTTAATTTTGTAATTAATTACACAATCTGTTGGTATTGTTCCTCCATTATTATTAATTTCATAAATAACCCCACCATCTTCAATATAAAATTCAGTGAATGTACTATTAGTATATGCATCCATTAAATTAACAACTCCTTGACTAATAACAGTTTGAACTGTCGTATTGTTTGATGAAACAGTTGTTTGAACCACTTCATAACTTAAGTATGGTGATAATGGGTCACTTAATATTTCCCAATCATTGATTAATGGTGTATTAATTCCAATCTTAGTATAACCAGGAGTATAGATAGTATTAACCTCAGTAATACCTGTCATAGTTACAGGTCCTGTTTGTTGTGGTTGTGTATTACTATTTGGTAATACATTTGGCGCTACTGTTGGTGGTGCCGCAGATGTTTGTAATGGATTATATGTAAACGTTGTTGTACTTGAACCATCACCATATACACTCTTAACAGTTATTACATTGTTTTGAGGTACTGTTGTATTACTAAACGGAACAATAACAACGACATTAGTTTCACTATTAATAGTAATTCCTGTAATTACTGTAATACCGTTTATTGTAATGCCAGTTACTGAACCTAAGTCATTACCAATAATGTTAACTATTGTACCCTTAACACCAATTGACGGAGTGAACGAAGTGATTGATGGTGGTAAACATATTGGCGGTGGAAGTGTTGTTGTATTCAAATTATTGGTTGCACCTGCACCTACATTGGCAATTTGTTGTTCTTGAGCTTTATTAGCAGCTTTAACATCAGAATTCGCATCACCACTTAATTGAGCCTTGTTAGCGGATTTTAATCCTTTTATAACGGTTTCTTTTAATGTTTTAAATTCATCTTGATTTTCATCAAAATACTTTGGTGATATGTTAGGATTCTCACTTGTTGCTGGTGTCCAATAACAAGCGTAATATTTTGGTACACCTAATGGTGCGTTTCCATTTTCACCAAATAAAATACGGTTAACATTTGGTCCCAATCTTGCAATCATAAAATCAAGGAATGTGTCAAGGTTAGCAAAGTTAGCGATTGGTGTGGACGATTTTGTGTTATCATATGACCCATTTGCATTTGAGATAGAAACACACGACGCCTGTTTTTGTATAAAATAATTTCTCCCAACCGTACCCCAATACACACTTAATTCAGCATTTACAAAGTTATTATTATAACCATAGAACTTATCGGTATTAAACGTTTTAATATAACACATTAAATAAATAATGATTTGCAAGTTGACATCGTTAGTTTTTGCAATAATCGCATCGGCTAATTGTTTTTCTGTTAATCCAGTTGTTGCGGATTCAACAAAATCACCCCAAGTAACGTAGTTAGTGTCTAAAGATAATGTACAACTATTTGATGCCGCTGCTGCATTATCTCCAGCTTGTTGTAATTGAGCGGTTTTATTAATATTAGTTTCAGGTTTAACAGGTATATTTTCTTTTTTCTTTAATATAGCACTCTCAATCTGAGTTAATAAATTTTGATTTAAACTTTGTAATAAATTATCAATAGATGGTAAATCGTAAATACCTTGTCTAATTCCCGTAAAGTTTGTTTGGAATTGACCTGGTTGAATTGTGTGATTAACCTCAGTTATTAAGTAAGGCCCATTAAACATTGGGACGTGTCTTAAATTAAAGTACATCGTTGGTTGTAATAAGGCATTACCCAAACAAACAACTTGACATTGATAACTTCTTTTTTTGTATAGGTTATATAACCCTACGTTTTGTGTTGCAACATTTTTACCATTTGCTTGGTCAACCATATTAATTTGAGTTTGTATCGATTCTGAAGTTGCTTTACCACTATCCATAGAAACATCAAACGAATAGAAAATATTTTGATTTCTTGTTCCAATATCAACATTAAAACCAACACACTTATTTGAAAGAGCCCAATCTTGTTTACCAATCTGATTTTCAATTAATGGGTTTTCAGAAGCTCGTCGTAACTCAAACGAATCATCCCTAAATCTTGAATTACCCTTTGGTAAATCTAACTGAGCGGATGGTAATCCTGCATAGAAACAAACTACTTTTGGACTTGATTTCCTATAGTCAACATCCAAGAATGTCCCCCACATGTTGTCAGCAAACTCTAAAGAACCTTCCGCACTTTGTGAAAGAGTTGTCCCATCAGCATCTTGTACATTATAAAAATTAACGTAAGCTGGTAATGGCATTACATTAAACTTATTTTTAATTAAGATTCCACTTAAGAATGTGAAGACACTCATTTCCATATTGAATGATGATTCTTCAAAAGTTTTAGTACCTAACAGTGTATCTTTCAGTGAGAATATATCAACTAATAAAGTGTCTCCAATATTTCTTGACGCTCTATCTAAAAATAAGAAATCTTCAAATAATGTTTTATTTGAAAAGTCTCCACCAGCAATCCACTTATCATTAAGGGCTTTAAACACTTCATAGTTTTCAACTTTAGATTGTTGTCCATCTATAACACTTTGTATTTTTTTCTCAGGTAATTCTTGTTGATTAGGTAATGCAAGTCTAACTCCTGTTAAAATTTGATTTAAAAATAAATTTTGTATTGCAGTCGTACCATCTAAATAAAGTTGTAATCTTGATTTGAATTCAACACTTGTTAATGTTGGTGTAAGAAGTTTTTGTGTCGCATATTGTTTAATTAATTGTGAACATAAAACAATATTATCAACGGTAAAATCAATATTATTATCAATAAAGAAATCCGTAATATAAGAACCTTGATTGGTGTATGTTAAGTTTTGAATTGTTGAGAATCCGATTTCTGTTTCTAACGCTAACCACTGAGCAGGATATTGAGCCTTAGATTGTGCCAAGGTTATACCACCAAAATCTGAAGGTAATGTGTTATCAATATACGTACCAAAATTAATTGGGTCTGTCACGACATTTGGTCCGTTGTTGGAAGCGATGAACGAATCAACAACTCTTCTTTTGTAATTGGCTGGGTTCCCATATTTTAACATTACATCATATTCTAAAAACGATTTAATTGTATTTGAGAATGACGCTAATTGTGTATTACCAAGTGTGTTAAAATATTCTGAAGTTGATGTTTCCGTACTAGAGTTTACGGTCATTAAATTTCTAAACAAATATTGGAAGTTTCTGTATAATGCGGTATTGTCAACTGGTGATTCACCAATAGGTACAACAACTTGAGGACCCAAATCAATATCCGCAATTGGTTTAGAGAAATTCAAAAACTCCTGTTCAAACTTATCTAAAATACTTTTATCAAACACTGAGAATATTTCTTCAATGTTAGAATATTCATCAGTAATTAATAATTTAAATGATGATTGTTTTTCATTACCTGTTAAAATTTTGTTAACATATTTTTCAGGATTTGGTTTTACAATTTGTGTGTTATTAAAATAACCATAATTTGGTGCCGACCATAACATTCTAACAGAACCATTATAGATTGAAGGGTTATTTAAGAACGGAACAATCTGAACATTATTCTGTAATAACTCAACATTTACTTGGTTGATTGGAGAACCAAATGAAGGGACAATAAAATATTTATTACTAGTTGTATTTCGATTTGGTCTACAATTACTTGCCAAATTATCCAAATCCATTACGGTGTCAGGTAAAACGACAGACCAAGTCTCAATAGTAGATATTTTTGGAAATCCACTAATAAGGTCAACAACAGAACCACTTGGGTTAATATTTGATTCTTTGAAATTATATATTTTCATACCTCCACCAATACTTGTTTGAATCTCAGCGTCAGTATAATCTTTATATAAATCATAACCATTATAAAATACATTAAAGTCATTAATCACTTTAGGATAAAATCCTGTTTGTATTTTTGGAGTATTAATTGATGTTGTATTTTGTAGTGTAATTTCTTTAACACCATCAAACTCAAACTTATATGTTTTTGTATCAGAACTAGTAATTGGGTCAAAGTTACCTTTATAATCGAAATTAGTCCACGCACTATCTAAGAAATCTATACCAGTTGTTTTAAATGTTTTGTATCTATACCAAATAGAACCCATCTTTAAAACCCAAGCATATGGCATTTTGTGAATTGCACCAAACTTTTTAAAACAAGACGCAATATAATCTAAGTCGTTTGACGCACCAAGTGTTTTATATTTTTCTTTTAAAGACGCTAATGGTAAGGAATTAATAAATAAATAAGCGGCTTGAACATATGGGTACTTATCTTTCTTTCTCCAATTTAACACACCATTTTGAATTGCATTCACCATGTATGGTGTATTCAACATAGTTGTTGTTGTTTCGGTCGTAATATTATTTATCTGTCTTGTATGATAAACATATCCCTCAGTTGGTATAAAATTGTCAGGATTTTTTCTTGTATCTAAAAATACGGTTAAATTAGTTGAAATTATTTCCTGTGTTGGGTCTGTAACAGTTAAATAAGAAAAATTGGTTACAGGTCTATTTGTAGTATAGTTATATACACTATCAAAATTTGAAATTACGTTTCTTTCTTTGAAGACTTTTAATACTTGTGTTGTATTATAAACCGAAGTATTTGCGTTAGTACTACTTTGAGCCATATTATTAGAAACCCAAGTAGGATTTGTAAATGGATATGTATCAATAATTAGTGGGTCATTTGACGCATTTTTAACCAATTGTTCTAACGCTTCATATTTTGCAGGATTTTGAGGTTCTTTACCTAAATCATTTGTTGTAAGAATATTAAACGAGTTCTCAGTTAAATTTCTAATATAAGGTGTTACGTAGAAATCTCGTATGAATTCTTGGTAAGCCCTACCTGTACCTTGGTTAGAAAAATTAGATAAAGTCTGTTGGTAATTTTCCGCAGTAATATTATAATTCTTAAGTTTTAAGGTTAAGAAGGGCGAACTAACACCTAAACTTGTCACAATATTACTTGTTTCAGAACCTAATATCAATTCGGTTAATTGACTTAACTGATTTGCATTGGCTCGGATATATCCAGAATAATTTGATGTTAGAAATTGTCGTTCCCAAATCTCATAGAAAAACTTAACCTCTTCTTTATTGGCGTATGCAATACCGTTTGACGGATATTCAATTGCATTGATATTAGTAATGTTTGTTGTTGCTTGACTATCTGTTGGTACTTGAGCAATTGGAGGATTAAATCTTTGAGTTATACCTCTCATGTATTCTTCAACAAACTCAACTTCGGGCCATTTGTCATATAAATAACCTTTAGTTATATCAACAACTGAAGGGTCAGCAATGTAACGTAATTGAAAACGTCCCTTTTTATCATCAGGTGTTTCAACAAAAAATTGTGGCCAAGGATATACTGGAATTTGACTTGTCGAAAGTCCTTGATTTTGATTTGCAGCTTCTTGAGACTTTCCAAGTTTTTCTTGAGTATCGGTACCAGGTGCTGATGATGGATTATCTAAAATAGATAACTGTCTAATTGGGTCATACTTTACATTCCAAGCATTTGTATGAACCTCATCCATTAAACGAATAAATGCTTCAGCAGACGCCATAACAACTGCACAAACATTTCTTACTGTTGGTCTAAAACCAATACCAATTTTAGTATCTTCAATTTTTCTTGAGAAATCCGCAGTTAGTTTTGTTTCATAGTCTGTTAACTTTCTATTAGCCTCAGCTTCAAGTTGGTAAATCAAATTTTCAAATCGTGGTTCAACTTGACTTGTAACCGTATTCGATTTAAAAATAAAAAACGGAGTTTTAACTAAATTAAGCGTACCAGAATTTACACTTACTTCCGCAATTGGTTTATACAAATTGTCTAAATAATCCTTGGTCAACTTAGTATCCTCGGTAGTTGGTGCTAGTATCCCTGTACGTTGAATTGTTGTCTTAGTTAAATCAATATCATCAATATTAACATTAATTAACATAGTGTCGTATGTGATACTATTTTTAATAGGTGACGCACCTTTAATTCCAAGTGTTGGATTTTCGGCTAATAGTCTATTACCTTCCGAAATAAGTCCACTTAGGAATGTTCTAGCTATTTGTTGTCTTGTTGGGTCTGTAAGTATTTCATCTTTAAGGGCATAAACATATGTACCATTCTTTAAAACGATTGGTCTTAGATTTAGATATGTATTATACCAAGACGTATCAGAACCATACACATCATTATAATATTTTTTTAAGGTTTCTTTATACGCCCTAATATTAGTTAATGGTTCCACATCAACTTTAGTATATGAATCAATAATAGTCTTTTCAAAATTTTCCAATGAATTCATGAATTGAGCAAATGTCATTTCAGGAAAATCAGGGTCAAGTAATCCTTTTGCTTTATATTCACTATAAACTTCAATTACTTTCTGATAACCCTTTTCACTAACAATTTGAGTTACCACATCATTTTGACTATTACTTGCTTGACCCGCAATTGACGCACTTTGTTTTGTTTGGGTTTCAATGTTCTTATTACCACCTTCATCTGATGTTGGTGATTTAGAAATGTCAAATCTTGTACTATACATGTGTGGTGTTGCCAACAAATGACCCATTGATATTTCATTAAGAATGTTAAACTTATATCCAACAAATTCTAATTGAACTTGGTAATTTCCACTAAACGTATTAAATGTTGCGTGAAATGTTTTTAAATTTAATTGGTATTTAATCGCCTGTCCATAAAACCCTTTAAGTGTTAAATAAAATGGAGGGTAAGGTAAATTAAAAAATGCGGCATATGGTGAATTATCACCAAGCTCAAAAAGAGCTTTACCTTGAATATCTTCAAGAAGAATTGTTACTTGTGGAATAAATGAACTACTTGTTCTAACATTAATAGATGTGATACCCAACAAACCATTATCTGTTGATGTATTACCAGGGTTGTTTACTGTAACTCTATCATATGGTTTTGTACCATCATTTGGTGCAATGGTTTCTATTCTTGTTTGATTGGTACCCAAACCATTTCTAGAACCTTTACCAGTAATTTCATCATAATATCCTGAAGTCAGTGATGTACCTTCTGTTGGTCTTAAAAAATTAATTTTAGCAACCGATATAACTCGAGCTCTATCTTCAGGACTTCCACCAACGGCTAACTTAGTTCTTGGCAATACCTCCGCTTCAAGGTTGGCAAACATAACCAAATTTTCATGGTCAACCAATCTTTCACGAATATTACCAAACGCATCAATAGTTTTATTTGGGTCAACAACAATAATGTTATTGTAATCAAATTCTACTAATACGTTTCCACTGTTGTCTCCTGGTTTGTTACCTGCCATAATAATAGAAATAATTATCTAACGCCGCTTTATAGTCCTGTAATGAAGGTAGTAGCGGATAAGGAATAATCAATACCGCCCCATCGAATATGTTATTTTCTAATCCACCAAATTGTGGATTTGCTTGTAATATCAACCAACCAAAATATGGTGAGTTGTAATATTCTTGAGACACCACATCCAATCGACTACGAGCCACTTTATATATGTAAGACTTATCTGTAGGTTTTTGAGGTAATTGCACAAAAGGGACAACGGTCTGTTCACCATTAATCAGAAAATTACTATATCTATTCCAATATTGATATGCCATTAGTTAAACTTTGCCTTTGAGATGAATACTTCACTTGATATTTCATCGTCCCATGTTGCTTTATTTGTGTTTTGATTTTCAGTATCACCTAAACCTTTAATCAATGCTATTTGACCTGATGTGTTTGCGTTTTCAGTTGTATAATCAAATAGTCTTTTTTTCTTAAGAGTGTAAGGAGTGAATTTCAAGAAGTTTTGTAACTTTTGTGTTTTCATATAATTGATAAACTCTTTAGTAGTATTGTTTTCGTTTTCAAATTTTGGTTTGGCGGTTCCTTTCCAATACTTATCAAAGTCTTCAGATAATACAGTTCCACTTTCCCCATTACCAATAAGACCCTGATTATTAATTATATTACCAATCATCGCATTTTTAAAGGTTTCATATTTTTTATCATCAATAACATCATCAGATAAAATCATATACACCCTTCTAAAAGACACATTAATAAAATCATCACTATTAAACGGCACAAACACTTTTTGGTCGTCAGGTAATTTTGTCTCAGTCGGTGGGAAAATTAATTTACCCGAATATTCTTTACCATTAAAAGTGAATTTGGTTTCATCGGTGGTTAAACCATTAAATTCAACAATTCCATGTTTAATTTTTAAAATATCATTCGCCATTTCAATCAAAGTATCTGATGCTCCAGTTGAACTTGGGTCTACCGTAGTTGTTGGTAATGTCGTATAACTTATCACATTTCCTAACTTATCTTGTTTACCATCGGTACCTGAAGGACCAGGATACGCTGATGGGTAATACATAACAGTATTTGCTCTTGCAACATAAGAAATATAAACTTGTTGTACATTTGTCATACTTTGAGTAATTGTAGTAACTGCATTTAAATAAGTACTTCCTTTGGTTTTAACAACATTTGTATAATTTTCTTTAAGTTGTCTCATTACTTTATTTGAAAAATCTTTACTACTAATTAATTGTAAAAATCCTTCGTCACCATTTTTAATGTCTTTAATTAACTCATCAACAATTACATTAACTCTCGCCTCTGTATTATTAGGTTTTCCAAAAAGATTTACAGGTTCATTTTTATCAACTAAGAACGCACCATTTGTATAATTTCTTTCTAACATCCATTGTTGACGTAAAGCATTATTATATTGATTAACGGTCTCTTCACTTTTATTTACAACATTTGTAAAATAATTTTGAGTTTCTTCCGAGAATTTATCCATAAATGATTCATAACTAATGGTACCTGTTTGTCCTGTAGAACTAATACTATTAGTTAATATTGTTCCAATGGTATTTTCATTTGATAATCCATTGTTTGGTTGAGCACTATTAATTGTTGGAGGTGCAACCCCAGATAACGCCGCAAATTGTAAGAACTCCTTATCCAACACAAGATAACTTGTATCAGTAACATCTGCCCTATCATCATAAATCTCAGTATTTGCGTAGTAGTTGAATGTAAGAGCGTTCTGTAATCTATCAACAGATTCTTTTAATCCACTACCACCAACAAAGTTAAATGCTAAAGTAACCTTAGCAATCATAGGTTGAACTCCAATACCCTCAGGATTCATATCAAGTCCTTCATAAGCAATACTCAAACTTGTTGGTATTATCTTGGTATTGTAAAAGTCCCCAACTCTTAAAATAAGAACTGGTGGTGCCCCAAATGCCGTGTTGGTTGCATTATTATATTCTAACACATCTTTACCTCCAATAGATTTAACCACAGGTATTGTATCACCAGGTCTCATACATTGTTGTAAGAAAGTAAGTCTTGTGTTTAATCCTTCAGGTGTCATTGAGTGAAATGCTGGTTGGAAGAATTTTAATTTGTCCTTAAGGTTATCATAAACCATAGGGGTTTCCTCTTTAATTACCTCAAAATAATCACACTCAGATAATAAGGCTCTTAACACTCTTTTGGTTATATTATCTCTCGGTATTACAGTTGTTTCTACCGTTGTTTGAGTTTCAGTTGTAGTTACAACATTACCTGTCACCACAGTTGTTTTCTTTGGTGGTAAAACAGGTGTTGGTTCTGTTATGTTAGTCGTTATACTTGATATAAATGCCCTTCTACAAGCCATCGCACTTGTTGTGAACACATCTTTAGAACCCGCTTGAGTATCACCACCAACAGTGTTATTATCATTATCTGTACAGTTAACCGTATTACCAACATCCATTTCATCTATTGAAAACGGACCTTGTGTTTTTTTAGATTTTTTTGGTTGTGATGTTGTATTCTCACCAAACCCTTCACCACTTTTCAATATTAATCTATTTGATTTAACAAATTTATTAGTTGCTGGATATTCGGTAAAGAATTTAATAACAGATGCAATTCTTCTTGCAGAAAGTTCTTTATTATATGATTCAGTCGCTGGTGCAGAACAACTTGAGCTAATTACAATTGTAATGTTTGTATTAGGTTCAGTATTTGTTGTTAATAGTTCGGCAATTTTATCGGCTAACTGTTGACCAATTTGATAGTTTGGTGTAACAACAGTATTGAAGAACTCATCTAACTGAGCACCATTTGGCTTACTAGTATACAACCCAACGTTTGTTGGTGATGTATATCTGTCATACTCTTGAGCATAATTTGGAATTGGTTTATTTTGTTTTGGAAAATCATTACCAAAATAAAAGGCAATTTGTTGGTATTTGTTTAATTCAACACTACCTGTCGCACCTCCACCACCAGAACCTGTTACTCCACCACCACTGTTAGACGCAGCAACTGTTGGGTTTCCACCATCAATAGTATTGATAGCGTATTGCATCTGTTCTCTTGTAATTTCTTTAGATGTAATGGCTTGTTGGATTTGGAATAAATCGTTTGGATTAATTGTATAATATTTTTTGGCAAGTTCATATAAATCGTATTTTCTACATCCTGCAAAGAATGAATCTAAAATACTATCAATTCTTGGTTTGTTTGTTTCGTTTGCTAACACCTTGTTAACAATAACATTTAACACTGAAGGATGGTCAACAACAATATCCCATGTTAAACTACCTGTTCTACTTGTACTTTTGTAAGTATAAATTGGTTCAGGTCTTCCAAGGAATTCGTTTGGATTCCAGTTAGCCTGTACTGATTCGTTGAATGTTAAGTTATATGGTGGGAACCACATTACTCTACCTCCATTTGGTCCTCGTTCACAAACCGCCAAGTCTGAAACCGCAAAACCTGGTGTGTTTGATGTTGCCCATGCCAAGTTCTCCAATGAGAACATATATTTTTTAGCATAAGCATTATTCATCGTACCAATAATGTTAGTTGAGTCTTGTCCTCCCTCTTGTTTGTTTGGTGCAATATTAAGATTATATGTCTTATCTAATACAGACCACGCAAATCTTCTACCTTCAGTTGTAATACCATCGGTTTTTTGAAGGTCATTATATTGTAAATAAGGAATATCTTTGGCAAATACACGACAATATTCTGTTCCAACCTCTTGTCCGATTGCTCCAACATAACTTAAAACTCTTGAACCTTTTGTCATTTCTTTGTACCCATCATGGAATACTTTACTAACTTGGTCAATCGCGTTACCCGCATGTTTTAGACGGTTACCACCTTGTGGTTGGCTATCAATTAATCTTTGGGTGTCATCTAATATAGAACCTTCTCTAAAAGTTCTTTCAGTGGACTCTGTTGAGTTGTATGATGATGGTTTAAAGTCTTCGTCATTATTTGTGATTTCACCACCAATACCAACTTTTTTACCAGCATTACCTTTGTATTTTGGTGATACCCATGTGAATCCACCTTCAATACCCCCACCATTACTATAAGTCGGTCCGTTAGCACCAAGTCTAATTTCTTTACTTGGTCCTTCATATAACTGAGCCAACTCTTCGGGACCATAAACAGGTGATTGTACTTCATTACCATAAGGGTCGTTTGGTAATGAACCTGATGGTGAAAAAATTCTTGATGGTTCAGATGTTGTTGAACCAATATAATAATTGGCGTTGTTTGTGTTGGTTCCAACCAAAGCTCCACCCAAACGGTCGATTAATGTTCGGTCGTAACTTGGCTTGTATCTGTTAAAGTTAATATTCTTAAACAATAAAGATTTTTGACCTTGTCCTGTATTTTCAAAGAATATTTGGGAACCTGTCTTACCCGCACCTAAAAGATTACTAATAAGTTTACCACCCGCAGCTAATGGATTACCCAATAGAGCTTGTTGGATTGTGGTTGGTTGTGGTGGATTAACACTTGGGTCCCAATAAGAACCTGGTATAGTTGAGAACGGTAATTGACTACCTCCAAGACTTAAGGCAAATTGAGCTGCAGCTCCCAACGGATTGTTTGGTACCGTAATATTATAGTTTGGTTCAATTATCGGAACATTACCAGTTAAAATATTAACAAGATTTGTACTACTATTAACATTTAAAATGTTGGCTCTACCAATAGTTTCTCTAATGATTGCTCTACCAATTCGGTCTTGAAATTCTTTCTTTAAAGTCTTGGCACCTAAACGAGCAATAAATGAATCTGAACTCAATAACCCATCACTACCAAGTGGGTCAGGATTTAATAATATTGATACCGCACGATAAGATGATGGTGTAAAGGTATAATATGGTTGTCCGTTTGGTGGTCTGTCTTGGTCAGGTCTAACAGTTTCTAATGATGAAACCGCCTCACCCGCATCAAAATTATTCGGACTTGAATAAGCGTTTAATGGTCTCCATATTTGAGTTGCCGCAAATCCCGTATCAACAATGTGAGCATCTTGTTGACCTGGTCCATATTCACCCTGATTAGAAGTTGTATTTAAGTTTCCACTAATGTCAGGAGCAAATTCATATCCTCCTTCATTACCCCATCTGTTAAGAGTATATTGTTTGTCGGCAAAAAATGTTGTATCAATTAAAAAATCAGGACTGTCAATAACAGAAATGTCTTGTTGAACTACTTCATATGTTATTGGCGGGGTCGCAGGACTAGGTGATTTAGCATAAGGTACTAAATTACGAGTCATCAGTTTTTTTCTGAATCCTTCAGTACTAATATAATCTAACGGACTACCCATTTATATGTTTACTAATAAATAGGTTGATTGAGTTTTTTTTATCATTGATAAGTTGGAACACCCGCACCTTTTGTATCTTTTCCAAGAGTTGCAACATATTGTTTAAATCCTTCACTATTGAATATTTGAGTTAATTGTTGTTGTGTTAACCCATTAGCTCCAACAGGACCATCTATAGTTATTTTAATATTACCCGTTACGTTGTTTGTAACATTAGTTGTTTTTGGTTGAGTTGTTTCAATTTGTTTTGATGCCATTTTAGATTGTAAAGTTTCACCTAAAACATTTGACTCACTTAGAGGTTTTACTTGAGCCTTTTGTTTAACCGCCTCAACCGAAGACTTTAACGGTGAACCAAGTGCTTCCAAAGTTTCATTTGCAAATGCCCTAAATTCTTTTTCAATTCCACTACTTCCTTTAATATTTTTAGCACTGGCCTCTAAAATACCTTTAAGAGCTTTCGTTCCACTTTCACCCAATGAATTTGCTCCACTAATAACACTATTTTCTAATTGTTCAATTTTTTTAGTAAAATCGGCGTCAGAAATTTTACCAGCGTCTTTTGCGGTAAATAAATCTCTCATTTTATCTATCGCTCCCGTAACATTTTCAGTAATTTTAGCACTCTCAGGAATTGCCTTATAAACGTCTTTTGATAATTCTCTTAAAATTCTGTCAGCTCCATAAATGTTTTCACGAACTACAGGTGTTGCCGCAACACCATAAGCAACTTTAGCTGCAATCGCTTTAACATTTGCTGCCATATCTTGTGCAACAGTCAATTGACTTGATTGAATGTCTTCAAGAGTTTTTGGTCGATTTTCTTCTCTTTCTTTTAGAGCGTCAAATTGTTCTTGAGTTAACTCACTTAGTTTCTTTTGTTCTATAATACCTGTTTGGTCATTTTTAAGTTGAACCACATATTGTCCATCTTTCATTGTTGCCATATTTGCCAACAATTGTTTGTCTTCTTCTTTGTCAAACTGTATTTCAGGACTTATATTAGATATTCTTTTATCTAAATCTGCGGCGGCTAAAGCAGCTTTACTTAAAGACCCCGCAGACATACCAGCTTCTTGTTCAATTTCTCTCAACATTAAGACCCCTTGAGGATTTATCTTAAATGTTTGTGTTTTTTCATCAAACTCTGTAAATTGTTTTGACGCTTTAATAATACTATCTTGTAATCCCGATGGGTCTGTTAATGATTGATTCATTAATGCAAACGGGTCAGTTAAGTTTCCAATAGATACACCTAACCTTTGTAATCCAGCAGCGGTTTCAATAGCCCCTTCAGGTGTTAAAACTTTTTCCGCAAAATTAAATGTTTCTTGCATGTCCAATCTTAACATTGATGCTTGTGCCGCCATTTTTGCTAAACCTGCAACACCACCTTCAAACTGATAACGGTTCATTTTGGACATGTTAGCATTAACATCCCCCATAACCGTTTTAGAGTTCAATCCAACACTTTGAATATAATCAATAGAACTTTCTAAGTTTGTACCTATTTGAGAAGCCTCAATACCTACGGTAGCAAAATTTTCAACCAATGTTTCCGATTCTATACCTAATATTTTACTAGCGGCATATAATTTTGAAACTTGTTCTTCCGTTGCAATTACATTTCTTCTTGACCCCTCAGCAATACCCTCCATCGTGGCGGCAGCCGATGCTGCATCACCACCTAAACGAATTACTCCAGCGGCAGACCTAGAAATGGCGTCTCCCAACTCATCCATTCGGGTTCTACCCATTACAAATGTTTGGTTCAGTCTTTCAGATAAATCAAACATGGTGTCCATAGCCTTGGCAGCTTCCTCAAGAGGTGATGCAAGACTTTCAACACTTTTCTTTAACTTATCGATTTCTTCTTTTGACGGCATTTAAGTTTTGGTTTCTATATAAATAGAAGAAGGACTAATTTTTTTAGTCCTTCTGATTATCTTCTATCCATTTATTGAGTAAATATTTCCTAACAAATATCGGCATCCTCTCAAAATCTTGATAAGAAACTTTTAACAATGTTGTTAGATAATAAAATTCGTCGATTTGACTCTTCCTATACTCAGAAGAAAGGGCGAAAAAAGTCGACCCCAAAACCAACATTCACTGTTAGTTTTTCTCCTGACGGGGCCATAATAGTTTTGTTCATGTCTAATCTTGGTTCATTTTCATTCATAAAATTTCTAATGAATTTAGAATCCGCAATTGGCATTGACTCAATAAATTTAGCAATCTGAGATTTGTCTCTTGAACCATCAACCTCTAAAATTTCTCTCTCCATTCTCCACGTAACCCTTGGAACAACTCTACCTTGTGGGTATGTTGACGCTAATCGATTGATGTCTTGAATTTCACCATAAGTTAATGGTTTAATTTTAATTGTTGATTGTGATTTTGGTAACATGATTGTAAAGGTACCATCTTCACCTGGTTTTTGATTTCCAACAATTGACAATTCATCCAACACAACTGTAGTTTGGAATTGTTTTTTAGTTGTTGGGTCAGTAACATTTAAAGTTATTTCAGGACCAAAAGCAGTATTTCTTAAAAAGATAAGAATTGCTTCAACATCACCTTCAACTAATTCTTCAACTTTAATATCTGGCTCATATATTTTGGCTCTCAATAAAGTCATTGTTAAGTCATTAGACCCTCCCATAAGAATGTTCTCATCGGAAGCAGTAAGATAACCAACTTTAATCGCTTTCTTTTTATTTTTGTAAAATACTCCTTGTGAAGGTAGTTGAACCACGTCGTGTGGTAGTGTAAAATTTTCTTGACCGTAGTCTCTTGCTTGATTTTCCATATAAAAAAATAACCGTAAAGTTTATTAGCTTTACGGTTAAATATAATTACGTATAATTTTATGTAAATAGTATTAGTATACTAACACACATCTATCCATTCTTAAAGAAGCTGTGATATCAGCCAACGCATCTTGACTATAAGATAACGAACCAAAGTTTACATCAGTTAAGAAAGTTCCATAGAGAATCCATTTCTCAACAACAACTCCTGTAGGGTCTAACATTTCAAGGTCGATATCTTTTTTGTAACCTGCAGCATAACCCATACGACCTGTCACCGATTCAGCGTGTAAACGAACCCACTCCATAAGAGCTTGAGCTGCTGATGGTCCAATAGGGTCACGGAACTTAACACTAATTGGGTCCCAGTTAAATCTACCTGCTACGAATGTAGATGTATTTAAAAATTGTATTTCAGTTGCACCAATCTTGATAGACGGTCTTGAAGCGCTTTCAACAAACCATTCGTTGATACCTAAACTTGACGGAAACCTTAAAATGAAACGGTTCTGGCGTTTCGGTTCGTAAGGTATCGGCATTTTCATTAATAAATCAGCCATGTTATTTTAATTTTTTTTTGTTTTTTTTTTGTTGTTTATATCCTATAAATATAGTCTTGTTAAAAAATTTTTCTCTTTACTTTTATTTTGTCGAGATTATAATCTACTTATATTCCTTTTTAACGCCTCCAGCAGTAGAATAAGTCTTAACTATATTATCTGGTTTATCTTTAAAGTGTTTACTCATTACTTCTACATTTCTAACATCATCATCTGAGAATCCAATACTAGGTTGCTCTGGTACAAAGTTATTTGATACATCATTTTTAATAAATGCTTTCTTATTTAATAAATTTGCCATTCCTTTAATATAGGAAACAAAATCCTCCATCGCACGAACTTTAGCTTCTTCAGGGTTGGCAGCTCCTTCTTCATCTCCGAAAGACACTGGATGATATTTGTTGAGTTCTAAATACGACTTGATTAATTCATCGTCAGTCATATCGTCCTCATCTACAAACGTCCTGTATTTTTTAAGGTTCTTAACTAGTTGGTCTTTATCTATACCATTAAATCCGTCAATAATATAATTGTAAACGGCTTGTTTTAAAGTGTTGGGGTTGTGACCTCTTGCGGTAATGATTGAAAAAATTGACCCGTTATTAATCGCTTCTTTAAAGTCATTAAATGCTGGTCCAAGTTTTGCTCTCATCGCATCAACTAAGAAATCTTTATCACCCGCAGTTCTGAAGTTTCTAAAAGGGTCTTCTCCAAACCCTACAATAGTGTCTCCATTATACTCAAAATCTTCTTTTCCAATTTTACCTCTGTATTCCGCAAAATCATCTGTACTCATACCAACTTCATCACCATCTTCAGTTTTTAACATTATCTTTGTTGGCATATGAACAATGTTGTCATCCCAATCAAATGCATAATA